GGTAAAAGGTTAAGCAGTTTCCTACTCAACCCTATACCTGTTTAGTTAAGCATTAGCTGTTAGAGTCAACAATCCTGTTGTTCCGTCTGCTACTGCATTGTAGTCTGTACTATTTCCATAGTCAGCATCAACAACGATTACTTGGTCGCCTTTTCTGATACCGTTTCCTAGTGGAATATAGTCTTCTGTTGTTACAGTATCTCCGTCTTCGTTCCAAAATTGAAATCTACTTGGGATTCCGCCACCAGCAATAAGATTTTTATTGTTAGTGATTGAAGATATGTTTTTTATTTTAAAAGCCATAATTTTATCCTTTCTAAGATGTTAGTGATTGAACTGATACGATACCAGTTTTATCGATTACAACTGCACCTGCTTGGAACTTAGCTCCAACCATGTATGCTTGCTCTTTAGGTATCCAGTCCATGCTAGAAACCATAGCCATGTTTTCTGCAAAGCCTACACTTCGTTTGTGATACATATAACCACGAACAGAAGTAGCACCTGGATTAGGTAATCCACCCTCTTGTCTGTCTGCAATCATAATAAATTCCATTCCTAAGAATGAATCTACATTTCCGTGTACTAAAGCTTGTACTGAATTGTAGTCTGAAGAAGTGATTTGTGTTGTGTTCAATAGGTCAGATAGTTGGTTCGCATCGTGAATCATACATCTGTCTGTTGAAGGAACTCCGTTTTTATCAAGTCTTTTCTTACCAGCTAGTAATGTTGCAACTGTTAATTTAGTTCCAACTGTTCCTACTGTGTAAGTAGCGTCTGATGTTTCTCTACCAGTTGTAATAGCGTCAATAACTACTTGGTCTTGTCTTAAGCCAATAGCATCTCCACATACTTCTGCTAGTTCTGTTACTTCTGCGAAGTTTAAGTTTTTAGCATCAAAGATGTCAGCTGAATCAAATGCTTCATATCCTACTAGTGTTGCTGAAACTCTTGAGAAGTCTGTATTCATGTAAGTTACTTCTGAACCTGCATTATGTACTGTTGCTAGACCTTTTCCTTTTTTGTTGAAATATGCTGTTACGCCTGTAACTGTCTTTTCATAACATTTTCCTTTTAGTACTCTGCTGTCTCCGTATGAACGCTTTACTTCTGCGTCAAACCAAGTTACAAATACTGCATCAATTTGTGTGGACATAATAGTCCTCCTTTATATTGTTAATTGTTAAATCGAATAAAATTCTCGAAATAAGCCTTCATCTATATAAAGGGTCGCTTAAAGCGATATGCCTAAAAAGTCAGGGTTTCTATGAACCTTGATAAGAGTATTGCATGCTTTCATTTAAAAGTCAAGTCGGCTAGGATTATATTCTTTAAATAAAAAAGACTACCTAATTAAAGATAGCCTTAATGATCGAAATTTTAACATTTCTGCAGTGATGTGGTTACTCTCGTAAAAAACAAATCAGCTCAACGGGTATTGTCTAGAACCTTTCCCGCTATATTGCCCTTGTCGCACATCACTATAAACAATGTAACACAAAATGTTATTTATTGCAAGTTATTTCTGAACTATAGGTAAAGGTTCAGTTCTTCCTGCTTCTCTTCTCTGGGTCATGATTTCTATTCTACGAGCTTGTGTAGTTTCAGGTTTATTAAACTCTGTTGCTAAGGTTAAATCACTAGATAGTCCTGAGCCACTTACTTCAATAGTAGGTATGTCTTTACCATTACCACCAAACATAGTTCTGAACTTATTGATAATAGCCACGCCTTCTGCTCCTGTGTCCATTACTTTCCCTAGTACTTCTTTCTCAGCATCACTAAAGATATTCATACCATCAACCCACTCTACAGTCTGATTGACTATTCTAACAGCTTCTACTGGGTCATCAGAGAGTTTCTTGTTCTCTTCTCTAATCCAGTCTTTTTCTTGTATCTCTCTCTGTTCAGGTGTTCTTGTATCTAGTACTCCTGCTTGAGTCATAATGTCGTTTAGTGTATCTGTTACAGCTCTATGTTGTTCTATGTTTAATGCTTGCTCTGTTGCCATCTTAGTTACTTTATCAAAAGCTTCCTTGACTTCAGGGTTAGCTCCATCTTCAAAGTTATAGAAACCTTCATATCCTTCTTGTGGAACATAGCTATCTGCATACTCATCTGCTGTCTCTTTAGCTTTACCCTTAGATATAATCTTTCTCATATCTTGAGCTTGCTTCTTGTAGTTCTCCATCTCTTTTCTGATACTGTCTTCACGCTCTTTAATACCTTCTGTCTTAACAGATTTAGTTGCTAAGTCGTAAGTCTTCTCATCAAAACCTTCTGGATATTCTAGGTTAGGGTTAGTTGGTGTTTCCTCTACTACTACTTCTTCTGCTGAGTCTAACTTACCTTGTGTCATTGTGTTTTCAGCAGGCGTAGGTGTTACATTTTCAGCTACTTCTGGTGTTACTTCGTCCATTTACTTCTCCTTTGTTGTTGTTTCTTCTTTAACTGCTACCTTTTTATCTACTAATGTTCTTATAGCAGAGATAACATCTCGTTGACCTAACTTATAATAAGTGTTGTTTGGACTATCTAAATCCACCTTACCCTTATAAGTGTACTCTAAGTAAGCTAATAATATTTTACCTTGCTCACTACCAAAGACAGACTTAAAGAGTCTATTCCTCTCAGCCCCATCTTTAATGATTAGTTTAATTTGCTCCATTTGCTTCTGCCTTGTTTGTATCTACTGCCATCTGACCTTCTACATCAGCTACTTTCTCTGCTTGTTGAGCTTCTGCTGCTGCTTGTGCCTGTGCCATTAGAGCTTGTTCCATTTCCTCAGGAGAGTTATTAAACTCACTAGGGAATCCCATCTTGTCTAATAACCAGTTTATATAACCAGGCATTTTAATTGCTGCTTGTATTACTTGTCCTGTTGGGTCGAACTGTCCTAAGATACCTAATGCTGCAACTGAACTCTGTACTTGTTGTTGTTGTTGCTGTTTCATTAATGGTGTATTAACAATAACCTCTACTGTACCGCCTTTAAGTAAGTTTAAGTCAAACTCTGGTGTTATATCTCCGAATTGTTTCGCAATATGAATCAAGTTCAATGCTAGTGGGAATAGTAAATCATTCTCTAATCTACCAAATACACTACTGATATTAACATTCTGTGCTTGTGTTCTCTCTACAATCTCTGTTGCTGTGATACCAGGTCTTATGTCATCAGGTAATACATTATCTAACATAGTCTTCTTAATGTTAGTCTCTACCTCTGTCATGTTGAACTTAGATATATCTGTTTGTGTATTTACTTCTAATGGTATTATACTTGGGTTACTCTTGTTAGTTGATTCTACTGGGTTAATTACTCCAGGTTTTAACTGAAACTCATCAGGATCTAAAATACCGTCCATCTCTGCTAGGAATGTAGGAAGGTTAAATGCTGCACTTATTAGCATATTCTCCCTCATCTCATTATGTGTCTTAATATCTGGTAGTGCTTGTAGTCCTACTCCACGCCCGTATATCTCTCCAGGTGCTGATACCCATCTCAATACTATAAATGGATTTACTTCAGATTCTCTCTCAACTAATATTTTATCTTTAGTCTTATCTACTACATAATATACCCATATTTTCTTATCGTAGTCATAATGTGTACATTCTATAATCTCTGCTTCTTCATCTAGCTTATCTTTAGAGACTTCCATCTTCTTTAACTCTGCCCATTGGTAAGGTAATAGCTCTCTTCGTATCATCATCTTTCTAAAGACATCAGATACATCTCCTCCTACACCTTCCATAATACATATATCTTTAACTGGTATAGCTCTGAAGATTACTTTGTTATCTACATCTCCCTTTAATACTAATAGACAAGCTGTACCCGCTACTAAATCATAGTAGAATGAACCCATCTCTTGGTCGAAGTTACTCTTGTTCTTTAATACATTGATTACTTCTGCTACTTCTTCTAAGCTTTCATCTAGCTCAGTCTTGTTTTCACTTACTCCAACCTTTAATTCAAGGAAGTCTGCCTTGATAGGTGTTAGCAATCCTTGTAATCTATTAACAAATGTATTAGCTGCATTGATTCCTACACTCGAGAAGATATTACCCCTCTTGTATGTGAACCCTTTATCTGTAGCTCCATCTTGGTCGTATCCATCACGGTCAGGCATTACATACTCAAATACTTCTCTGTATCTTGTATCTACTGTTCCTTTTTTACCGTAGGCAACTTCATACCTTTT